AACTTTACATTAACTAATAAAGGATTTTCAGTATTTGAGTCAAAGAATATTTATATTGGAGAAGAAGCTAAGAAAAGAACTGAACCTATGGTATTAGGTAATAAATTAAAAGAACTATTAATAACAATTATGGAAATTTTAAAAGATGCAAATGCTCTTGTTCAAGGTGTACCAGTACCATTGATAGATTCTACAAATACACCATTAACAGTAAGGGTGAATGAAGTACTTAGAGAATTAAATAATGAATATAAAACAAATTATGATGATGAAGCAAAAGTACCTGAATCTGATAGATCAGAAGGTGGTCCAGGATTTTATAGCCATCATCATTTCATAGAAATAAATAGGGGTCAATAGAATGAAGTTATCTGCGTTTAAAAAGTTAATAAGAGAAGTAATAAGAGAAGAGTTAGATTATAAATTTTCTCGACTTGAAAAAAAGCTAAATGAAGTTATAGTTACTGGTAATAATGTAAATCTAGTAAAAGCTAAGAGACAGGCAATACAAGATACAAGTCTAAAAAAGACGGTAAATTCACCAGTTGATAGTAGTGTTCCTACACCTAAGACAAACAATAGTGTCTTGAATAAATTACTTAAAGAGACAGCACAATCTGATGATTGGAAAACTGTTGAGGGTAAAGGTGAAGCCGAGGTTCAATCTGTACAGGATAATCCACAAGAATTACCAGAACATTTAGCAAACGCATTTACGAAAGATTATTCTGAAGTAATGAAAAAAGTAGACGAAAAGGCGAAGTTTAAAAATGGCGGTTAGTAAAGGTA